AACGAGTGTTACGCAGATGTGTTTATGGCTTTAACTACAGGTATAGTAGAAGAGTCTGAATTATATTTACTTAGACAATACTACGAAGATACTGAACAATACGAGTGCTGTCAAGGATTAGTTGAGGCATACATTGATTACAAAAAAGAATTAGAAGATGTTACAGAAGATAAAGGAGTTAGTACAGATTGAAACAAAAATAAGAGATATATCTAAAAGAAGTAGGCTACCAGATATAGTTGATGCCAGAGTAATGTATTATTACTTAGCTAAAAAATACACAGGACTTAGTTATCATAGGATAGCAAGGTCAATAGATAGAGACCACGCTACCGCTTTACATGGTATGAAGTCTTATGGTAATTGGAATTTTGCATCACTTCAATACAAGAAACAACTTGATAAGTTGCACGCTATAGAGCGGTTAGTTCCTGAGATTGAGGAATCACATATAGAGCCTGCAGATTTACATGAACTATTTAAGGCTAGGAATATAGCTTTGAATTCACAGGTATCTGAGCTTTTAAATGAAATAAAGCAAAAGGATGCAGAGATAAAAAGACTTAGTAGTTGGAGAACCGTTTAAACCATGAATTATGTTTTATATATTTGGAAGTTTGATACTAGTAATGATGTTAATGATTGAATAATGGAAGAAGAAAAGAAACCAGACGGTCGTAGAAACAATGGAGCTGTAAAAGGTGTCTCCAGAGGGCAAGGTAGACCTCGTAAGACCAAGAACAAGGACATTGATAAGATGACCTTAAACGCCTTAAAGAAAGCCTTTGGTAGCGAGGAGAAAGCATGGATAGAGATAGCTAAACTAGCTAAGGGAGGTTCTACCCAGCACATGAAGTGGCTACTAGAATATAGATACGGTAGACCGAAAGAGCAACAAAGCATACAAATAGACACTAAGATTAACATACCCGTGATTGAATTCGCAAAACCCGATACAATAGATATAACACCAGAAAATGAAAGAATCGAGCTTAATAGAGATGAGAAATAGAATTGATGTCTTAGAGAGTGCAGTTACATACTGCCTAACTACTATCAAAGAATTAGAAGGATACATACAAGCCAAAGCTGCAGAGAATGTAGAGGTTATTGATGCTGAAGAAGCTGTAATTGAATAAGGTAGAGCTACATGATAAGTACCAACCCTTATTTCATTCTGATAGCAGATACTTTGTTATTACTGGAGGTAGGGGTTCTGGTAAATCGTTCGCTGTAACGGTATTCTTAGCACTTCTAACGTACGCTTTAGATAACAGGATACTATTTACTAGGTACACCATGAGTTCAGCAGGTATGTCTATTATACCAGAATTCTTAGAGAAGCTAGAGTTAATGGGAGTATCAGATAACTTTGACGTAACCAAGGTTGATATTAAGAATAAAGCTACAGACAGTTCAATATACTTTAGTGGCATCAAGACTGCGTCAGGTGACCAGACAGCAAAGCTAAAGTCTATAGCAGGTGTAAATACTTTTGTACTGGATGAAGCTGAAGAGCTGGTAGATGAGGAGAGTTTCGATAAGATTGACTTCTCTATTAGGTCTAAGGATGCCACAAACAGGTGTCTGTTAATTCTAAATCCTACTACAAAGGAGCATTGGATATACCAGAGGTTCTTCCAGAATAGAGGCATACCTGATGGTTTTAACGGTACTAAGGATGGTGTAACATATATACATACAACTTACTTAGACAACATTGATAATCTATCAGAGTCATTCGTTAATCAGTTAGAGCAAATGAAGGTGCGCAGACCTGATAAGTATAAGCATCAGATAATGGGAGGTTGGTTGCAACGTGCAGAAGGTGTAGTATTTACTGACTGGCAAGTAGGTTCTTATAACTCAGAGATGAAGCTAACTTGTTATGGCTTAGATATAGGATTTAGTAGAGATGAGTCAGTTCTTACAGAAGTATCAGTAGATAAGATAAGAAAGATTATCTGGGTCAAAGAACACTTCTACAAGAAGGGATTAGTTACTTCTAATATATACGACCTATGCGTTAGACACGCAGGTAAGAACCTTATAGTAATTGACAGTAGTGAGCCTAGGCTTATATCTGAACTAAGTACCAGAGGGCTGAACGTTACTCCATGTATGAAGAAGAAGGGAAGTATTCTAGCAGGTATAGCACTTATGCAAGACTACAATATTGTACTTCAAGGTGAGAACTTAGTAAAGGAGTTTAACAATTATGTATGGGATGTTAGAGGTGTAAAGCCAAGAGATGCCTATAATCATGGAGTAGATAGTATGCGCTATGCTATTGAGTATCTGCTACTTAGAACTAATCCTAAAGGAAGTTATGTAGTAAGTTAGGTAGTTACAGATATTATCTGTATATTTGAGTGTTCAATAGTAATACCTACAGTTTGTTTATTTTTTTTCATCATTAATTCCCTCTAGTTTTAGATTCTAGGGGGTTTTTTTGTATTTTATTTGCATATGTCGTTTGTGGGTTGTAGATTTGTATAAATAATAAAACAAAAAGCTATGACAAATGCAGTATTTACAATTATCGACAAGCTAGTATCTTCAGGAAAGATATTCTCAGCTAACTTTACTAAAGCAGACGGTACACTACGTACTATGAATTGCAGAGTAGGAGTACAAAAGAACCTTAAAGGTGTTGGCATCAAGTATGACACCCGTAAAGCCCATAACATAATCGTGTTTGACATGAATGCAGACGGCTACAGAACTATCAAAACTGATAGACTTAACTGGATACAAATAGAGGGTAAAAGATATAACTTTAACACACTGTAATTATGGCAAAGAAAGACAGAAGCGAGTATAACAAGAAATATTACGAGGCTAATAAAGAAAAAGCAGCAAATTACTATAGGGTTTACAATAAGGTTAATCAGGAAAAGATGTCACTTCAAAGGAAAGGATACATAGCTTCTAGAAAACATGAACCTGTAGTTTATTACCTGCCAGAGCATCACTATGTAGGGGTAACTGATTGTTTATATACCAGATTAAAAAACCATAGAAATAACAACAACCGTATAGTGAAAGGCTACGAAATTATATACACCGCTAAGGATGCAGTTGAAGCTAGAGCAGTAGAAAGGTATATGCATTACGAGATGGGTTATAATGGTAAACATGGAGGAACTAAAGGATACTAATGAGAAATATAGCAATAGGTATTTTAATACTACTATCGAGTTGTGTAAGGACAGAAACTTGCATAGACTTAAAGACAAGATATTACCTTGAAGACGGTACATACTCACACACCATAGAAGAGATGTGGTGTGAATAATTAACAACTAAATACAAATAATATGGCATCAAGAAACGGTTACAAGCGATTAGAAGAAGGGCAGGAGATGCCAAAGGATTTCTGGAATTACTTAGTGAATCCAATAACAGGCTTCTACTACTCTATACTACAGGAGACAGAAACAATAGGAACACGATACATTAAACCAAATAACGGAGGTAAGTTATGAGAAATAGAAAAGATGAGTACCCAGTAATGCTAACAGCAAGAGAGGTAGGGCTATTATTAAGCCTTCTAACGCAGCATATAAGAATTCTGGAGTCTTTGGGTGATTGTAAAGGTCGTGGAGGAGTAGACAGGCTGCCAGACCATAAAGAATGGTTCTATACACTAGAAGATAGTTTAGAGGACTATTATGATTTACTTACATAATGAGTAGTTATGTAGATAAGATATGGAACTGCACATCATGTGGAGCTTACAATGCAGGTTCAAATGAATCATGCGGACAATGCAATCTTAGTAGGATTTCAATTCAATAGGGGACGCAATTCAATACCCCCCTGTCAATTCAATACCCCTTTGTGAATTCAATAGGGTATTTTTTTGTGCCTTTTTCCCCTTATTTAGACTCATTCTAGATAAGGAAATTTGCTGAAATAAAAGGATTTTTTACAATGGTTAAAGGATGCAGTTTTTAGGGTATATATATATTAAGGACAAAGTAAATTGTTTAGAACCATTATAAATAAGGAAATTTGCCGAAATAAAAGCAAATATATTGGGTACTGTTAAAAATTTGCGTACATTTGAACAAACAAACAAACATAAACACTATGGAAAATTTATTTATTTACTTATTAGTAGGATTAGCAGTTATCTTTTTAGTATTATCATTTGAAACCATTGTAAACGATTTCAAGTATATAGCAAAAGATATCATGCAAGCGATTAAGCCCGTCAAAATTTCAATGAACGTCAATAGTTGCGAAACTAACCAAAAAAAACAATCTAACCAAAGTATTAACCAATAAAAAAAAAGAACATGAACTACAAGACACAAAAAACGTTACTTAGTAACGGCGCAACGAACACAAAAACCGCAAAGAATAGCCTAAAAACTTTTATTCTATATATTGCACCGCACACAATGAATAATAAAGGGATTAATCTTTGCCCTAAAGCATCAAGGGGATGCGCATTGGCTTGCTTATATAGTGCTGGAAGGGGTAAATTTTCAAACGTACAAAGTTCACGTATCAATAAAGCAAATTATTACATTAATGATAAAATAAAGTTTGTTAATCAATTGGCATCCGAAATAAGAAAAAAAGTAAAGACAGCACGAAAAACAGGCGAAAAAATAGCCTTCCGTTTAAATGGTACTAGTGATGTTGATTTCGTATACTTACTTAAAAAATACGCTGCTTTAGATATTGAAACCCTTAAGGATATTGCTAAGTTTTACGATTATACAAAGATTTTAGGCAAAGCAACTAAGTACATAAATCATCCTAATTACACGGTAACTTTTTCCCGCGCTGAAGATAACGAAAGCGACACAATGAAAGCATTAAAATTAGGTGCAAACGTTGCAGCGGTTTTTGCTGGAAATTTACCACAAACTTACAAAGGGTTTAAAGTTGTAGACGGTGATAAAACAGATTTAGAAATGCTAAGTTATAAGAATGTAATTTTAGGATTGAAAGCAAAAGGCGAAGCTAAAAACGATACCAGCGGCTTTGTAATCAATGCAGCGTATTAACTAACTAAAAAAAAGAAACATGATAAAAGAAATAAATGACCC